TCCCGGCTTTCGATAGATATCTGATCCCCGTCGTGAAAACTTTAACGAAATTCTTTAACGATAATCTTGTCCCCGCGTTTAGATTCTTCGCCGACTTAATTGTTAATTATCTCGTCCCTATCGTTATGACGATAGCGATCCCGATCTTCGAAGGCTTACGAAAAATCTTCGATATTATCGTCGAGAAAATTAACGAGAATCGAGATTCATTCCGCAAATATGGCGAGCTCTTGTTACAGTTCTACGGATTCATCCGGGACCGTATCGCTCCGATCCTCGGAAAAGTTTTAGCCGTCGCTTTCGACATCGTCGCGAAAGCTATCGGACCCGTAATCGACGTCGTCTTCAATCTCTTAGACGCTTTCGTTTCGCTCGGAAAATTCGTAATCAAAATCGCCGAAACGGTCCTCAACGTAATCGAGGCGATGGTAAACGGCATTATTAGCGGCGTAAACTTCGCGATCAAAGCACTAAACCTATTACCCGGAGTCGAGATCGACGTAATCGGAAACGTCTCGATCAGTCTCCCATCTATTAGCGCTCCGAGCGGACCATCTGGAAGCGGCTTCGACGCGCCTAGCAGAGCCGACCGAATCGACACTCCCGGCACTATCTCGACTCCCGGCTTAACTATCCCGGACCTAACGCTTCCCGGCGGAGGCGGCGGCGGAGGCGGCGGCGGCGCCGGCGGCGGAAGTGTAGGAATCGGGATTCCAGATCAGACAATTTTTAGCACTCCAGAGACGAGCGCTTTAACGACTTACGGAATGGCGGAACGTATCGCGGCGATGGAATCGGCTCGCGGAACTCAAGCCGCGCCCGTGAATATAACCGTGAACACGGTTACAGCCGACGCGAATCTTCCGAACCTAATAGTCGAATCTTTACAGCGCTACAACCTTATTAGCGGGCCGGTAGACGTCCAGATCGCCGCGTAATATGGCGACAATAATAACCGGCGGGAACTATGTCCTCGAAATGGATACCGGCTTCGGCGACGGCTTCACTTTAGACGACACACAGCAAGGAGTCCTCAATAATACGACCTACGTCCTAGACGGCGTCGATCAGTTCTCCGAGATCACGGCACAAGTTACAGCGATTCGAGCGTTCAGAGGGAAGAAGAATGTCCTAGATTCGATCTCGCCGGGAACTATGGTTATTCAAGCCATAGATCCGAGTCGAGCTTTCGATCCGTATAACGAAGCATCCGTCTATTATGACGAAACGGACGACACTCCGGGCCTCTCACCTCTCCGGCAGATAAGACTCTCGCGAAACGGAGAATACTTATTTAAGGGTCGAGTCGTGGACTTCGCTTACGACTACGGAACGGCGTTCACTAAAAAAGTGCCTACGGTAACGATCACGTGCGCGGATGATCTCTTTCTATTGTCGAATACGTTTCTTTCGGCGTTCACGCCGTCGGCCGAACTCTCTTCGGCAAGAGTTACGACAATTCTCGACCGTCCCGAAGTCGGCTACCCGGCGGCGACTCGCGACATTCAGACGGGAACTACTACTCTCGGCGCTTATCCGATATCCGAAGGGACGTCGGTCGCTCAATATCTTCGAGCGATCTCTGACGACGCGGAAGCCGGCAGGGTCTATGTTTCACGCGACGGAGATCTCACATTCGACGCAAGACTAGGAAACACTCTTAGCGGCCCGTCAGTAACTTTCAAAGACGACGGAACCGAAACGGCTTACTCTGGGCTTTCGATCGACTACTCAACCGATCAAGTTATTAACCGGGCCACAGTCGAGCGCGTCGGCGGAACGGCTCAAACGGACTCGGACGCGACCTCAATAACGCTTTATCAGACTCAAGCCGTATCTAAAACGGGATCGCTTCTTTCAACCGACGCGCAAGCTTTAACGCTCGCCGAATATCTTTTAGCACCTACTCCGGAGCCTCGCTTTTCAGACGTTCAAGTAAACTTCGCGTCGCTAACTACAGCCGAACGGAACGCCGTTGCTATCTTGGAGATCGGCGACACGATCCAGATTACTAAAAGCTTCCCCTCTGGGAGCCCGGCAAGTATTACCGAAGAGCTTGCCGTCGAAGGCTTAGAGCATACGATCGACGCTCGGACGGGTCATAAAATGCGAATCTATACGAGTCCGACGATAATCGTTTACGAGTTAATTTTGGACGATGCCGTCTTCGGAAAATTGGACTCCTCTAACGTCGTCGGCGCTTAGGATATAGTTTAATTATGGCGACAACTCCCTATCCATTCGTAGCCGGGGCAGTCCTCACGGCTTCACAGTTAAATTCTACGTTCAACATTCCGACGACAACTAAAACGGCGTCGTATGTCTTAACGGCCGCCGACGCCGGAACTCGTATCTATATGAACTCTTCTTCGGCGACGACTATAACCGTTAATACTTCTATCTTCGCCGCTTCCGACGTCGTAGACATCGTGAACATTGGGACCGGAACTTGCACGATTACGGCGGGAACGGCCACAGTATCAACAAGTGGAAGTCTCGCTCTTGTGCAATACGGCGGAGGTCGTTTAGTTTTTACTTCCGCTAGTGCTTCAATTTTTTTTTTAGCGGGAGCGGGATCTAGCTACGGAACGGCGACCGGAGGATCGTCGTCTTCGATAACGGTCGGCGGAGTTTCCTATACTCTTTTAACTTTTACAACTGACGCAAATTTAGTAGTCTCAAAAGCCGGTCTCTTCGACGTCTTATTATTTGGCGGAGGCGGATCCGGCGGCTCTTGCCGTAGTAATAGCGCAAGCGGCGGAGGCGGAGCAGGGCAAGCCTTACAAACAACAATTTTTTTAGACGCGGCGACCTATGCGATCGACATCGGAGCCGGCGGAGCCGGCGGCTATGATACTTCTTCGGCCGGTTTAAATACTTCAATAACTACAAATGCTCGAAGTCTTGCGGCAGTCGGCGGAGGCGGCGGCGCGGCCTATTTTAGATCTTGCGGATTATCCGGCGGATCCGGCGGAGGCGGCGGAAGCGTAGGCGACCCTACACCATCGACGCTATTTATTACAGGCGGACAAACAGTCTGCACCGTCGGCGGAAATAACGGCGGCAACGGTCGCAACGGCAATAACGAAGGCGCCGGCGGCGGCGGCGGAGCTACCGGAGCAGGAGCGAACGGCGTTAGCGCTACCGTCGGAGGCGCCGGCGGAGCAGGTTACGACGTTAGCGCTTTTATTGCCGGTAGTGCTTTATTCAAAGCCGGAGGCGGCGGCGGCGGAAGTAGCACCACCGGAGGCGCCGGCGGAAGCGGCGTCGGAGGCGCCGGCGGAAACGGCGTCGGCGGAGCGTCGGCGGCCGCAAATACGGCATCCGGAGGAGGCGGATCCGGCTTCACTACTAACGGCGGCAACGGCGGAAGCGGAATCGCATATATAAGGTTTAAAGTTTAAATATGACTCAACAATACTTCGCACAAATTGACGAAAATAACTTAGTAGTAGACGTTAAGGTCGTCGATTACGACTTTTTAAAAAATAATCCCGATCGTTATCCGGGTAGATGGATAGAAACTTTTTTAGATTCCGATAAACAATACGCCGGAATCGGTTTTTATTATAATGAAACTACGAACGACTTCGAACCTCCGAAGCCGGGTCCCGATTATTATTTTAAAAATAAAAGATGGATCAAAATTGGTCAAAATAGTGAACTTGAATAAAAAATCTAAAGCGATGCTCTCGTCCTATGCTCGTTCGGCGATCGCCGCCGTTCTTGCCGTTGTTTCGACCGGGAACTATTCTCCAGAGGATCTAGCTAAGGCCGGACTCGCCGCAATACTTCCGCCGCTTTTGCGATGGGCTAACTCTAAAGATCCGGCTTTCGGACGCGACTCGACAAGCTAAAACTATGCCGGCAAAATATACGGGATTCGACGGCAACGTAAAAGCGCCTCGTCCGACGATGGACATCTGGATTAGAAACGCCGTCGAAGTGTCCGGACTAAAAAATTTGGGATCTTGGGTAGTGCGCGACGTTCGCGGAAAAACTACGCCATCCGTTCACGGAACCGGCCGAGCCGTAGATCTCGGCTATAGCGGCATTAAAGAAGGCCGTAAAAAATGTCTAGCGCTTATAGATCTTCTTATAACAAACGCCGACGTCTTAGGCGTCGAGCTTATTCTCGACTATCTTCCGAAGCCTCACGGCCGAGGATGGAAAGCCGAGCGCGGCTCTTGGCAGGCTTACGAGAAGCCGACGATCTCAGGCGCTCCCGGCGGGAAATGGATTCACGTCGAAATCTCACCTACCCTATTAGGCAATATGAGAGCCGTAAATCAAGGATGGAACGATCTTCGAGGGATCGTCCCGGCGACCGTATGAACGACGTCGTCCTAGTGGCTCTGATAGGTGCTTTCGGCACTATCGCCGCCGGGCTTCCGGCCGTTCTAATAGAGCGAGCCAGACGCGAGAATAACGGCGATCACGCGATCGTCAGGCGAAAACTACGCGAACTCGGCCTCCAAATCGAGAAGGTATCTACCAAAATCGGCTCCGTAGATGGCAAACTAGAGGAACACTTAAACAGCCACAAAGACGGGGATTCAAATAGTGAACTTAATCGACGAGTTAAGAGCGGAAAGTAAATCGCAAGGCACAAACAAAAAATCGAAGATCGAAGTCTATTTAGAATCTCTCGATGCGAAAACTCGTAAAGAATGGATCTCGATTCTTGTCTCTTACGATCATTCGAATAGAGCTATCACGAAAGTTTTAGGCAAGCGCGGCGTTAAAGCTTCGAATAGCTCCGTTCAAAACTTTAGAGCGAGACTTCGAGAGGCCGCGAGTGTCGCTAAAAAATGAACTAAACGACGCTACAGAAAACGAGCAACTACGCGAAGCTCTTCGTCGCGCTTTACAAAACGAAGCGAAACTCAAGCGCCGAACCGATGATCTAGTCGAAGCTATCTATCGCGGAGCCAGAGACGCCGCTCTCGCTTCTGGACGACCTAAACCTCTGCCAAAAGTTAAACGCGATCGCCGATCAACCCGAGGCGAGATCGCTCTTATTCACACTACGGACTATCAAGCCGGCAAGAAGACAACAACTTTCGATCTAGGCGTTCTTCGAAGCCGAATAGATCTCTTCACCGAAAAAGTCATACACCTAACCGACATACAGAGAGCACACCATCCCGTAAGAGAGGCCGTTCTAATGATCGGCGGAGATATGGTCGAAGGCTTAACCGTCTTCCCCGGTCAAAGCTACGAAGTCGAAGCTCACCTCTTCGAGCAACTCTTCGAAGTTACAACAATTCTCGAAGCGATGATCCGCAAGCTCGCCGCAAATTTTGAGACGTTTCGCGTAGTGTGCGAATTCGGTAATCACGGCAGAATCGGAAGAAAAGGCGATCTCCCATCCGCCGACAATATCGACCGAATGGCCTATCGAATTGTCGAAGACAAAGTCAAAGATCTAAATATCGGATGGCAAGCCTCCGAAAACTTCTACCAACTCGTGAAAGTCGGAGACGCCTATCGCGCTCTATTGTTTCACGGCGACGAAGTGAACTCTTACGGAGGAGCGATCCCGGCTTACGGAATCATTAAAAAAGTTAGCGCTTGGGCTTCCGGCGTTCTAGGCGAAAGCTTCACGGATGCTTATTGCGGACACTTCCATAGCGTTATGACTCTTCCGCTTCCGAATGGCGGCCGAGTCTTCGTAACGGGCTCTCCAGAGTCGGACAACACTTACGCGAAAGCTTTCGTCGCGGCAACTTCGCGACCATCTCAAAGACTTCACTTTATAGATTCCGAAAAGCCGAGAGTAACGGCCGAATATGTCGTCTGGCTCGACTAACCGTAATCTCGATCAACTCGTCGCGGTAACTTGGGCCGACGCGCATTCGTTAGAGACTTTCGACTGGAAATCTTTAGATTCGCTCGATCTTAACGATGGCGACTATCTGATCGTTTCGGTCGGATGGATGCTCCCGGATGAAGTTTCTAAAAAGAATCACGTCGTTTTATATCAGTCGCGAACCCCGGACGGCGACCTCGATCATATTCTTGTTATTCCTCAAGCTATGGTGCGAGTCATTGAGAAACTGAGTTCTTATTGCGGCTCTCGCGACGCTTCGACCTAAAAAGAAAAAAAAGAAAAAAGCCCCCGTCCGGATGCCTCACTCGGACTACCTCTTTCTTTATTCTCACAGCGCCTCGACGCTAAACGCGCCGATCTACCCGCGTTCCCGCGTATTGACGCCCCGATCTATGCGACTAGATAACGGCCTATTGTGCTTCCGTCAAAGATAGTAGCAGGGTATCCCACACTCTGCAAGAACTCTCGGCTATAGTAAACAATGTCGAAAGAGAGGAATAACAAAATGTCCACAATAACCGCTAGTCGATTCGTAGTAGGAAAGAAGATTCAAACTTCCGCCGGTAATTCACGAGTTCATTACCTCCAGAGGCTTATGGTTACTCGGATCGCTAAAACGAATGCGATCTATAACGCGAGATCGTTCAAAACAGAAGAAGAAGCTCGTAACGTCTTAGAAATTTTGAAAGCTCGATATTGGGGAAATTGGATCGTGCAAGAAGTAACGAGAGATCTCGACGTCCTTAACGAAAACGGTTTACCATATCTCCGCCGCTTCAAAGTGTTGAAAGAGGTTGAGTAATGGCCCTACAAAATTACGAGACAGTCGCTCAAAGACTCGAACGCTTCTGGACGGATCACCCATCCGGAAGAGTTTCAACCGAACTAATCGAAGGCGGCTCCGGATATTGGGTCTTTAAGGCCCGAATCTATGCGAAAGCCGACGACGCGAATCCGATCTCAACCGGACACGCTCACGAAGTAATCGGAGCCTCGCAAATAAACAAAACGTCCGCTCTCGAAGTGTGCGAAACGTCGGCCGTAGGACGAGCTCTCGCGCTTGCCGGCTATCACGGCTCACAAATCGCAAGCCTCGACGAAGTAACTAGAGCAAAAGCCAGAGCGCAAGAATCGACACCGATCGCACCGGCCGCACCCGCTCCGAAGCCTCAACCGATAAAGCCTCCGGTAGTCGGACCATATACAGAAGAGGCGACCGTTACGAGCATAAGCGTTAAACAACTGATGAAAGATATCGCGGACGCTAAAACAATGCCGGAGTTAATGAAAATCGGCGAAACGATAGCGAACGACAAACAGCTAAAAGACTTTCAAAAGGACTTACTTCGCGGAAATTGGCAGAATCGACGAACACAAATTCTAGAGAGCTTGCAAGTATGAGAGACTCGCTTAACTTTCGAATCTGGCTCGTAAGCATTCTTACGCTTATTCTCTTCGTAATAATTAAGAAAGTATCGCCGAAATGAACGACCGTCCAGACTTCGACCCGGAAAAAGCTTTCGAAACGATTCGCGCTCAATGGACAAAAGATTCTTATCTATCGCTTCCGTCGAAACTAGAGGCGCGTCTTACACTTATCGAAGAGCAACTCTCGACACTCTTTCAATTAGTAGAGAAGCTTCTTCACGAAGCGATGGACCATACGATCGACTCCGACGTAAACGTAACGAAATTTACACAAATAAAAAAAGAACTCGAACATCTTGACGATCGCATCGCTTTAAATACTCATAATTTAGATAATCGTCTTAAAGACGTAGAAGCTTGGATCGGAGAAAATACGTGATCCCTCGCGAATTCTTCGAGTGCGACGTATGCGCGACCGTAATCGGATGGGTCGTCCAAAAGTTAAGGCCGCGTCCGATGATGCCTTGTCCCTATTGCGATAATGTCGCGTGGCTTCATCTGCCAGAGCGCTATCTGGAACGCAAATCTACAAACATAAAGACGGTCGATCTTGTCTACTGAGAACCTAGCGCTCATCTTCGAGGCAAGTAGACTAGCTAGAAGCACCGATCCGGAAACGTCTCACCTCGCCGCACAGACGGCAAGCGTTCGAGGCCCTAATCAAAGGACCCAAATTTGGCGAGCGATAAAAGAACTTGGAGAGGCCACAGATTACGAATTAGCGACTCACGTCGGAATTCTCCGATCGAGCGCCGGGAAACGCCGACAAGAACTAACCGAACTCGGCTTAGTCGAAGACTCCGGGAAGCGCCGTCTAACCGATACGGGAAGCTCGGCTATCGTATGGCGTCCCTCGTCGCCGTCATCTTCGGAATGTCCGTTCTAGTAGATATGGCTATCGCAAGCGCCCCGGCCGTATTACCATTAGAAACGGACGGAGCCGCGACCCATCTCCCTAACGTGCTTCCCCCTCGCGTAGTAGAACGCGACTCCGTCCAACTAAAACGCTCCCGGCTTAAGTGTCCCCAATACGAGACGACGATCCTTAGCGTCGGCTTTACACGCGCCGAGCTACCCGTAATGGACGCGATCATCTACAGAGAATCCCGATGCCTAAGTTATGTCGTTAATCGCACACTAAACAAAGACAAATCTCACGACTACGGACTAACACAGATAAACGGCCGCTCTTGGTGCGAACCTACTCGCTATTATCCGAACGGATACCTACAGACTCTCGGCATCCTCAACGAATGCGACGATCTTCTAAATCCCGTTATCAACCTCGAAGCCGCGTTCGCTCTCTTCACATATTCAAAAGGCTTTGGCCCTTGGACCTAATGCTAAGAATCTTCGGCGTCTTCTGGCTTATCTGGAGCGTCCTAATCTTCGCGATGGTAATCTTCGCCGTGATCGAACTACTCGACGACGATCTCAAGGACAAGGATCGAAGACGTGAAAGAAAGAACTAAGTATCGCTATAACGATTCGCTCTGGAAACGAACACGCCTACAGATACTCCAGAGGGACGGCTACCGATGCACGATCGGACTCCCGAAGTGTAGAGGCGTCGCGACGCAAGTCGATCACATAGTCCCGCTCGCCTATGGTGGCTCCAAATACGAGGCGACTAATCTCCGGGCCTCTTGCGCGACGTGCAATAGCACTCGATCGAATCAACTTCGCCGCAAGCCGTCGCGAGTATGGTAAATTCGAAGCGTTCGCAAAATAAAAAGTCGGGTCTTTTTTTTATGAGAGTTAGAATCTGCCCCGACGTAGTCCTTACTTTTT